ACTCCACCAGAGAAAAGCTTTGCCCAGCCTCTTTTATTCGCCATCTGGGAACTGCCTCACTTGATGCACTTGTCCAACTAAACTGGACACCACTAAGAGTCTGAGTTGTTCCAGCAACTGTTGAAGGATTGATATAACCATTAAGGTCTGCTGATTCAATATTGTGGCCTGATGCTGAATATGAAAATCCTGTGTTGTATTGGTGCGAAGAAATAACCTCATTTATTACAGATTGTGATGTGCTTGATTGCGTAGAAGAGCCTGACCTAAACTGGGGGACCACAGGTGTGGCAAGGGTTCTTAGAGGTAATACTAATATTAATAATAGCCAAAGTCTAGTCAATTTCTATGCTAACGGTAGTAGAGGCGATGCAACTTGTACCACTTCCCCCGCCAACACAAGTTGTAATTCCAGAAGATAACGAAGTAAGTGCTAAATCTCCTTTTGTGCCTCCGCTAATAACTGTTGTCTGACCACCTAGTACTGGTAATGTTGCTATTCCGCTTGATGGAGTGATTGCTGATTGTGTTACGTCCCCAGCTTGATAACTTTCGCTAAGAGTAAACGCAGACCCAGCATTTGTAACTGTTTTATTAGTATTTACTAAAGCTGGTACTCCATTACTTAAACTTCCTAAATTTAATCCACCAATCGCATTTGTAACTACACTATCTCCTGTTCCTGTAGATGTAGTCACATTATTTCCGCTTATGCTGTAGGAACTTGGAGCAGCATTTGTAATGACGTAAGGAGAGTCAATAGAAATCTGAGCAGAAGTTACATACTTGGCCGTTATATCTGCAAAGGCACTAGATGGAAAAAGGAAAAGAATGAAAGGAAGAAGCTTTTTCATGGCTTTAATTTTTTTTAGGGTCAACTTTGATTACGTCAGGTTTTGTTGTGACGATCTCAAGAGGCTGTTTTATTATTATAGTTTGCTGTCCACCATTGGAGTTACTATTAGCACCATTTTCTGTTTCTTTCTTTTTCTTCTTTGCTCCCTGTGCCGCATTAACTGATACTCCCATGCCAGCTAAAATATTTCCCAACAGTCCAGCAGCAAAGGTAGAATCCACACGAGGCTGGTCTGGTATATCCATTCCAAATAACTTATTAGGTAGCTTTATATATCCAAGAGACAAGACGACCAAACACCATGCAAGAATAAATCCTTGAGCAACAGTAGAAATTAAGAAAGTAATTTTCTCCTGATAATCAGGTTTATCATCTTCAATTTCTTCTGTTTTTTGTACTGGATCTTTTACTTTTTCTGTCATAACAGAGATTTATTAGTCATACTAGGCATAATTATAACTTAAAGCAATGACTGAGGTACAAGCTATGTTATTGGGGGCGGCAGCTACAGCTTTTGTTATGGTGCTATCTAACATGAGCAACCGAAGAGAAAAAACAATAATAGATATATACAACCGACTTAATAAGCTATCACAGGCGGTTAGTAGGATAGAAGGCAAAATTCAGTAATAAGTGGTATCTTTGGATAAGAAAATAAAAAACCTATGTCCAAATTTTTAATCGGTCTGTTTATCAAGTTCGGCAAGAGTGAATCGCTGCGTAAGGCTGCCGTTTCCCTTTTAAAAGACCTTAGTGCCAAGTCAGATAATGACGTGGACAATGCCATTGTAAAAATGATTGAAGAAAAACTATTCCCAGTGAAATGAAAAACATTATGAAAGTTTTGACTGCTGGTGTAAGCCTTGAGCAAGAGTTCGAGGTCAAGAAGTCTATTACTGCCATAAATGAATTAACTGACATAGAAGATTTAAAGCCATATACAATACATTTACTAAAAACTAACTCTAATCAAGCCAACTTCATAACTAATGCTTTAGAAATCATATGCCAACAGCAAGAGCAATTATATAAATTAAGAAAAAAATCCAATAAAAAAGCGACTCTATTGAGCCGCATTAAATATGTTTTGTTTGGAAAAAAGTAGAGGTCTTACAGAAGGTCTATCCCTTACAAAAGCCCTTAATGCCTCTTATTTAGGGAACTAAATCCTTTTCCGTAATATCAAGCCAAGTACAGTATTCATTTTGACCTTCTACTTTTTCTACAAATTCAAAAGTTCTTTCTGAATCTGGGTGATAGAAAATCTGACCGACATAAGGACTGTGAGGGAAAGTTACTAAATGCATAATTTAAAAAGGTACATCATCTGGAAGTGCTGGTTGGTTTGCTCTGACGTTTACAGTCTGCTCAGAGGCTCCTTTAGGATATAAAGGGGCAATCTTGCCTGAGTTACCCCAAAGGCCGCCCCAGATCGAAAATCCAGCCACCTCATCATATTCTGATTTGCTTTTGTAGATCCTAATTGTAGTATCTTCAACATGAGCATTATCGACCATGCTCTGTAACCAGTTTGCCATCTTCATTGCTTCCTCTACTGATATATCAATAATGAGGTTTCTTTCTGGTGCGTTTTCTCTATCGCTGTTGTTATCAACGATTCTAAATTTTGCGTTAAATGCGGTGTTTGCCATAATAATTAAAAAGGTTCAATAGGGGTGATTCCGTTTGCTTCTTCCCATGCCAACACTTTATGTAGTTCATAACGTACACGAGCGTCACCATAAGAAACAGCGAAAAGAGATAATTCGTAAAACTCAGGGCCGTAGCCCTTATATCTCCATCGTCTAATAGAGTCAGGGTGCATGCCATATCTAGAGGCAAGCTGTTCTGTAGTGAAATACTGACTCTCTGTTACTGTCATGTTTTGATTACCTCCTGTCTATTTTTGATTAAGTCTGAAAGGCTGTTGTAATCCTCTCTTGGTATTTGTCCATTAGTGTAACGAACTTCCAAATACTCAGCACATTTATCAAGTTTTTCTTTTGTGTCAGCTTTTAAGATCGCATCTTTAGCAGCAACAGTAAGATTTTGTACTGGCTCTGGTGATCTATCCCTGACAGGTGGTTTGGTTTCTTTAGTGCCAGCAATTTCATTACCTGTCCAAAGCTCAGAACCAAGAGAGAAAGTAAAAGCTGCACAGGCACATAACGCTCTACGATGAGAGTCGGTTACATCTCTTGCAGAAATCCTTTCCCATTTGATCGGATTGTTTCTGTTATCCATAATGGGATAAGGAAAAGAGCTAGTTTTAATTCCTTCTGGATCTGTAAAGTACCCCATTAAAAAGCCTGTTTCGTCAGGTGCTTTCCATACAGCAAGATTTGAGAGAGGGTTTACAGCCGATTCTGGAGGTAGTTGTAAATGAAAATCCCAACCTTTTGCGTGTTCATGTAAGTAATTAGCAATTTTTGCCCATGAAACATATTTGTATTTACCTTTTAGATAAATGTCTTTTGGCTGAATGATGCCAGTTAAAAGAGGTCTAGTCATAATTAGTTATGCCCATCTTGGGGGTGTAAGTGTTTTGATTCCGTTCTTTTCTTGGTCGGAATAACCAGCCCAGATGCCTGACTCTTGGGCGGCTTTTATGTCAGACAATGTTTTTTCTTGGAGTTGATAACCAAGCTCTATGAAATGGGGTGACAGTTCATAGACTCCTACGGAATAAGGAAAAACCTTTTCAACAGCCACAAAAATAAATCTCTTTTGACCTGTTCCCTGTAGGTAGTGAGCAGCCTGTAAATGATACTTAAAGTTGATGATAGTTCTAGTAAATACATCAGGAGCAGCCCCACCTTCACCTGTTGTTTTGAGGTCAATGACCATATCATCTACTACATAGTCACAACGGCACTTGCATTGCAAGCCTGTTGCCCTATGCTTCCACCAGAAAGATTGCTCTGCCTTTCCTTGAGTATCTTTAATAATCTTGTTGTTAGCAAAATCATTTTTAGATAGTGCATTATAGATAGCCATGAAGGTAGTCATTTCCTGTGAGGTAAATGTTTCAATACCACCTTCGGCCATTTGTAATGCTAAAGCTTTTCCTTGTTTGGTTCTCTTTTCATCTAAGAGTGCATACTTCTGAGGAAAGAGTTTAGGCTCTAAACAGAAACAATGAACCATTGAACCTAATTTCATTGCTGGTGTTGCAATTCTAGGAGGATTGTCTTTGCCATACTTGTAAGTATGAAAAGCTTGTAAGCCATGATCTTTGGCATATTTCAAGTCAGAAGCAGCAATAGCTGGATCTGCCCTGTACACTTTTTCATCAATATCAACTGATGTAATGTGTGGTGTTGTGTTTTCTAATGATTCCATTTGTTAGTATAAGAATGTCCTAGGGTGTTAGGACATGGAGAAAAGGTTACTGGTAAGGATCAGGGGTGGTCTTTACCAGTATTTTTTTGAGAAATAATATTTATTTCTTTTTGAAGTACTGCCATTGTTGAATTAACTTCAAAGATTATTTTAAGAAGTTTATCTTGATTCTTTTCAAGATCAGCAACTCTTTTGGTTAGCCGTTTGATTTCAAATTCAGTCATTGTTGTAGCTCCTTACAAGCCATTTCAATTCCAGAATTACAATCTGCAACTGTCATGTCATAAAGTGTTCCTGACAGGGTTGTATAAAACAACCCGATCCCAGCAATAGCGAGAAATAGATTTTGCATTAGTCAAGCTCCGTTTGATCGAAAGTAATTTTTGTTAGTGGATATTCACCTGAGTCATTGAAAGCAATGTCTATGTCATCTGCTATGTCTTTGACGGCTTTGGCGATTTGTTCAGCTTCACCTTTGGTGTATTTGTAGTTGCTGGTGTTAGCTAAGTTTTTAAGTTGCTTTGATGCAACGATTAGTTTTTTAAGCCTTTGAGGAACAAGAGCAACAAACCTGTCACGTTTGTGCTTTTGCTTTTGATCTACTGTTGAAGTCATTAGTAAATCACCCAATGACAACCAGCAAGTAATCCACCAGCAGCTAATCTTTTAGCTCCGTAACCTTTTAAGGCATAAGCATCAACAGCCCCATGAATAAGGTGCTTGTTGTCTTTGCTTGGAAAGAATAACCAAGCTTTAAGATCAGTGTTGTAAATACCAAAAAGACCACTATCTGCTGGTCTAAAATATGTTCCTTTCTTATCAGGACAAAAGACTTTTAAATCTTCTGGAAACCTTCTAGCTTCAAGATCAAAGCTTGAAATAGGATAATCAGTTGTGAATGTATCACCTGATGTAAGTTGCATGAGTAAAAACCTCAACGAAGAATCGGCATCGCTGCCATACCTAATATATTATATGCACATAGTTGCACTGTCAAGTCCTATAAGATATTGTTACAGATCCATAACATTAGGATAAACTTACAGGGCAAGGGTGGACATATATATAAGAAGGGTGTATATTTAAATCAATGGGCGAGAGATCGACCCTCAATTTAAACAACTTCGCAAATTATTCAAATGACAAACGGAAACGTAACTCTAGGATTAGATCCTCAAATCGGTGACAAAGCTCATGTCCTCTATTACTCAGACATTCACCCTTGTACTGTTATCAAAAGAACTAAAAAATTTGTTTGGGTTCAAAACGATAACTATAAACTAAATAAAGAAGTAAAACCTAATATCATTGCTGGAGGGTTTGCTGGTCATTGTACAAACCAAAGATCACTAAAGTATGACATCACCAGAAATACAGAAGGTGGAATCATGAAATTTGGTTTAAGAGAAAATGGCCAATGGTGTCAATGTGGAGATCATTGCTCTAATCCAACAACATTAGGCAGAGGCTGGAGAGCATTTTACGATTACAACTTCTAATAACTATCAGCCCCACCTCAACTGGTGGGGTCTTTATTCACCTAATCACCCCAAAACAATGAAAACTCAATTCAAATCACTAAGTCCAGATCATAGCGTTGCAGAATTACTTGCAATCAAAATCAAACAGGAGGCAGAGCATATCCCAGATGACAGAATTAATAATTACTTTGAATGTGTTTTTAACTGGAACTTTATTACTCTTGGTATTTATCCAAGTGGTCAAGTTTATACCATGTATTCAGACACAGGGTTTAGTTCCCTTGACAAAGTGTTTGGAATAAAGGAGGCAAACTAATGAACAAAAGTCAAACCTTAAAACTAGCCAGAGTATTACTTGATGAGGCTGTAACCTGTGCCTTGAGAAATGATATTGACGATGCAAAGCATTTATCAAAGCTTTCTGTAATGCACGAATTTAAACAAGAATATGACCAAGTTATTGCTGGTGATGCTCAACTATTCACCATGCTTGTAAAAAATCAATATTCTAAAAATTTTAAAGTTAAGTTTATTTCCAGAGTTTTATTAGATTGTTTAGCCGATGATGAACAATTCATTAAAACTTTTAAAGAAAAGTTTATTCATCTACATCTTGATTTTGAGGGATACTAATGAGAACAACTCTTGCAGAATATAGAGGTAAGCTTGTTGCTTGGACAGGCTGGGAAACTAGCCAAAGACATAACAGAACTTGGATCTGTATTGCTAAAGCTTATGTTATTCCTTGGGATAGAAATGCCGCTATCCAGAAAATTGTAAAAGAAAAAGGTGGTATTCATTTGCACCACTTTTGGCTTACAGGTGATAAGAAAACAAATACTCCACAACCTATCCGTTTATATAACAAATTAGGAGGAGTTGGAGTTGTAAGGACATATATGAGAAAAGATGGATCTATTGACTACACATTAAAAATGCCTTCTAATATGTGGTCTATTGAAGATTTTATAGATTTATATAATGATGAATATAAACAAACAACACCTAAACAAAAAATACAAAGGTTAGCTGAAGGCCTTAAAAATATAAAAAAACATGAAACTGACAATAATCATATCTTGTATGGTTTGACCAGATCAGTAAAAAGTTTAAAAAAAGAACTTGAAGAAGAAAAAAAATTCATTGAAAATTCTGTTGAAGCTACTGACAAGGCTTTGAAGACAGTTAAAATGAATGGCAAGTGTAAAAACTTAAATTTAATTCAATTTCCTAAACGCAAATCTACAAAATCAAAAAGTTTCTAATGTCTCTTGAATATCAGTTCAAAAAGGCTTTCTTAGAACAAGAGGCTGAAAGATACATAGAATATCTTTGCGAGCCTAGAGCAAGGGAAGAGGTCTATGCAGCGATAGAAAAAATTGCATTACTGCACTTAGAAATCCAAAACTGTGAAGATATTATTTATACAGCAAATATTCCAGAATTTGATGATCCTCTTTATTAAGAGCTAATATCAGTTTGTAAG